TTCGAGCAGGTCCGAGACGATCGTGTCGCGGTAGGACAGCCCGAAGCAGGCTGCCCAGGTTCCGTTGTCGACGAGTCCGGCGGCGATCACGTCAGTGCCCGCCGGACGCCGTCTTGGATCGTGGTCCTGGGCTGATAGATGCGGTGGAATCGCGTCGGGTCGCCGACCCGGTACGCCACACCCGTCGGCTTGTCGGTGAGCAGTTTGATGTCCGGCTCGTAGCCGACCCGCTCGCACATCATCTTGACCAGGTCGAGCATCGACGTCCCAATCCCGGTGCAGAGATTCACCGGGTAGCGGACGTCGCGCTCCACGACCGCCAGCGCTCCACGGACCACGTCGGTGATGTGGATCCAATCACGGGTCTGTGTGCCGTCGCCCCAGATGACGAACGGGTCCTCACGCCGACGAGCCCGAGCAACGAAGGCGCCGAACGGGAACCGCTCGTCCTGGTCCTCGCCGTATCCGCTGAACGGCCGAACGACGTGGACCGGGATGTGCTCGGCCGCGGCGGCCGCCATCTTTTCGCCCATCCACTTCGTCAGCCCGTACGCGGCATCGGGAAGAAACTCACTCATCCTGCCGTCGACGAGGTCAAGCAGTGACCCAGCGATCCTGTTGGACAGGATGTCGGCGGTCTCCTCTGACAGTTCCACCGGCATGTGGCCGCGCTGCCATCCCACCGGGTAGACGGCACTCGACGACAGGTAGAGCACCCGCGTGCCCGTACGGACCGCCCAGTTGAACATGGCGGAGTCGAGGTGCAGGTTGCGGACCATGTTCATCTGGTCGCCGTCGATCGCCGCGCGGTGCGGCTCGGACGCGGCGCAGTGCACCACCAGGTCCAGCTTCTCGTCGGCGGTGCGGAAGTACTCGAGCGCGTCCCTGCCGTGGACGATGTCCCACTCGATGACGTCCCAACCCCGCACACGGAGCTCGGCGACCATGTGACGACCCACGAACCCGGCACTGCCGGTGACCAGCACTCTCATTTGGCCACCCACACGCCGAAGTCGTACAGGTAGGACGCACTCAGCGACAGCCGCTCGTAGGCGACGACATCGAACCCGGCGTCGGTGAGCATCTGGTCCACGTCAGTGCTGGACCAGGCCCAGTAATGCTCCTCGTTGGTGTCATTCCACGCGTCGACCGGTGTCGACAGGACCAGCCAGGTCGTCTTGCCGCGGATCGCCTTCAGCACCGCGTCCGGGTCGTCGAGGTGTTCCAGGGTCTCGCAACACACGAACACGTCCACCGACGGGATCAGCCCGATCGTGGTCTCGATCGGACCCTCGTACGGCCACTGGCCGGCGAGGTCGCCGAAGTGCCGCTCCTCCAGATCCAGATCACTAAGGATCGCCCCGTTGCCGCACGACAGGTCCGCGCCGGTCCTGGCGACAACGTGCTTGCGGGCGAGCGTGATCGTCGCGTTGACACGCTCGATGTGGTCGGGGAAATCGTTGTGGTTGTGCGGGACTTGGTAGAGGTTGGCCAGCTTGTCGGGCGAGTGCGCGGGGCGTAGACGCTTTCTCATAGCGCCCTCACCTTCGCCACGTCGTCGGCGAAACGCTCGCGCCGGTACTTCTCGTACGCCACACGGTCGTGGTCGTACATCTCCGGCGCGTTAACACGGACATAGCCTTCGTCCATCTCGGCCTTGTGCGCGAAGGGGTGGACGTGCTCGACGATGACGTCCGGCAGGTAGCACAGGCACCCGGCGGCACGCCCGAGGTCCAGCCAGAAGTTGTCCAGGTACAGGTGCTTCTGGTCGGGCGGCGCGTAGAAGCCGAGCGTGCGGACGATGTTGGCGGTCATGGCGACCTGCGTCGGCAGCTTCTCGCCCTGGAGCAGGTCGTTGCCGTAGACGATGCCCGTCCCGAACTCGCGCAGCACGTCTATGTACGCCTGGTCCCAGGCGACTGTGCGCGGCCGGTGGTCGTCGCCCATGAACCCGATCGCGAGCACGTCGTCCTGCTTGGCCACGTGCGCGGCCGCCATGTTCAGCGCCTGGTTCATCGTCCGGCTCGGTAGCGCCATCACGGCACCAACCGCCTCGTACTGCTCGCGAGTCGGGTCGTTGTCGTCGACCGCGAAGACCAGCTCGGTATCGCCGGTGCAGGTTTGCTTGAACGTCTGCGCCAACTCACGCGCGGCGTGTGGGCGCCCACGGGTCGGCACGATCACCACGAGATCGGTCATGACCCATACCCCAGCAGCGCGGCGAGCGCCTTCGCGCGCTTCGCCAGGTCGGGGTCGTGCTGACCCCAGGACGGTGTGTGGCGGATGCCGGTCTTGGCCCGCATCCCCTCGAGCCGGTTGGTCGGACCCACCCGGTGGAACGCGTCCTTCGCCCGCGACGTGTCCCGGTCAGCCCAACGCAGTAGCCGCGTCAGGTGCTCGACCGAGAACTGCTCCAGGCGGAACACGAGCTCGGCGTGCTCGAGCGCGGCGAGGTTCAGCCGGTACCACATGTCCAGCGCGCGGTCGAGATGGCTGGGCCACTCGTAGATCTCGGGCGCGAACTCCCGCAGCACGTTGTGGCAGGGGTTCTGGTCGTCGTGGCCGACCAGGAACCCGATCTCCGTCAGCGACTTCACCACGGACAGCGGGTGACGCACCATCAACACGACCGGCAGTCCCGCGCTAGCCAGGGACGGGACGGCCATCCAGGACGAGTCGGCGACCAGGTCGCCCCAGTCCCGGCGCTCGTAGGCGAAGACGGCCTCGTGTCCACACGGGGTGCCCGCGGCGGTCAACAGCCGGGACATGTACTTGGTGCCGCAACGACCGGAGCCGGTGATGACGAACCTCATGTCGTCTTCACCACCTGCAGCAGGGCATCCTCCGCCGCGCGGTCACGCCAGTACACCGTCTCGCTGACCCACTGCAGCTTCTGGTGGTTCGTCTTCACGCCGGTGTGGACGTAGATGGGGAACCCGGCGTCGGCGACCCGCATGCAGAACGACAGGTCCTCGCTCATCAACTGGCCTGTCGTCGGGTTGGGGATCCGCTTGTACCAGGTGCCGTGCTTCTCCTCGACCTTCTCGAACACCGAGCGGTGGATCAGTACGCACGCCGACCCGGTGCCGGCTACCTGGGTCACCACGTCGCGGGTATAGTTCCAGCGGACCGCGAAGCCCATATGGTCACCGAGGTGCTTGCGCACCCGCCGGCCGCCAACCTCAATGTCGTCGTAGACCGGGACCTTCGCCCAGTCGTAGATGGTGGGGGTGGGGCGGACCTTGAACCCGCCCAGCCCGTCAGACTCGATCTCGGTCGCGGCGAAACACAGACCGCCGACCATCGGCCGCTCCTCCGGGTCCGCAGCTGCCAAGAGCGCGTCGACCGTGTCCGGCGGAAAGCCCATGTCGGTGTCGATCCAGAACAGCCAGTCGGCCTTCTTCTCGTCGAGAAACACCTCGACAGCCTTGTTGCGGGCCTCGACAAGCCCGTCAGTGCCGCAGTGCATGGCGATCGTGCCGCCCTGCAGCACCGATCCCGAGTTGGCGAGGTCCCAGCCGATCAGTTCGACGATCGACCGGTGCCACGAGTGGGTGACGTTGTAGCCGTAGACGTAGGCCAGCGTGACCGGTGGCCCCATCTCCGGGTCGGCCTTCTTCCTGGCCTTCACGCGGTTGGACACGGATCCTCCGTGGACGGTGTCGGACGGTAGAACCTCCGGCCCGGCCGACCGTCCGAGCAGCCGGGCCGGAGGGGATCAGGCGGCGCGCCGGCGGACGTTGCGACGCTCGCCGGGCGCCGCGGTGGCGGTTTCGGCCTCGGGGGCCGCAGACATCTCCCTCGGGGCGGACGAGTAGGTCAGGCCGTAGCGGGGGTCGGTCGAGAACAGGGAGGGGTTCTCTCGGACCACCGGGTCGTCGGCCGGCCAGTGCGTCCCGCCGCGCACCACGAACTGCGCGCCGGACGAGAGCGTCACCACCGCGTTGGCGGTGGCGTAGACGACATCCATCGGTGCCTCCTGGGTATGGGTGAGGGCCCCCGAAGGGGCCCTCACGTCGGACGGTTACTTGTAGCCGAGCTCGGCCAGCCTCTTGGCGATCGCCTCCAGGGCGGCGGTGTCGCCGTTGCGCTCGGCGCTGAAACGCCGTGCCAGCAGGCTGTGCACCGCCGGGTCGCTGGACTCGCCCGCTGGCGTGAACTTGACCTTCGGCGCCTCCGGTTTCGGCTCGGCCTTGGGCTCGACCCGCTTCCGCGGCTTCACCTCGGGTGCCGACAAGTGCAGAACGTCGGAGGACTTCATGGGTCCTCCTACTTGTTGACCAGCAGCCGGAACGCCAAGTCGTTGACGCTGTCGCCACCGATGCGCGCGTACGCGAACCAGCCGCGCTGCCCGGTCGGCATCCCCACGCCCGCGCCAGCCGTGGTCTGCTGGAACAGGTGCTGCACCAGTTCCACGCTCATGCCGCCACGGCGGGCGATGACGTAGTTCTGGAAGTCGCCGACGACCGCGAGGCCGTCCGTGGCCGACGTGGACGTGGTGGTGTCCGGCATGTACGGCGACTCGTACACCGCCCGGTCGAAGAGCTGGTCCGCCCAGCCCTGCGGCAGGTTGACGGTGTAGCCGTGGAACACGTTCGCCGCACCCAGCTGACGGATGGCGTTGTTGACGCCCACCGACATGAGCCACGACGCCCGCCGGCGGTACTTCTGCGGCAGCGCCTTCCACACCTTGTACGGGTCACCGGAGCCGATAGCGCCGGCGGTGTCGACCACGACCCGGACGTTGGTGTTCGCCGAGAGCGCGGTGAGGATGCCGCGTGGCTCGCCCGTACCCGAACCCCGGGTGAACTTGTCCACCAGAAGCTCGTCGTAGCCCTCACGCAGCAGCCGGGACATCTCGTCGGCGAACATCGGGTAGTCCTGGCCGACCTCGATGCTGTACGGGATGAACCCGCGCGCCATGTGGACGCGCACCGTCGGCTGGTCGAGGGTCACCGAGCCGTCGGCGACCTGAGCGGCCTCCGTCTGGAACGCCCACGTCACACCAGCGGCGGACACGCCCTTCCACTCGTTGGTGTTGACGGTGACCTGCCGTGCGATCTGCAGGAACGGGTTCCCGCTCTCCTGGTCGGTGAGGATGATCGACGGGTCGATGAACACCGGAATGCCGTAGCCGCCGGCGCTGGGCGTGACCTCGCCCATGGCCCGGTACTCGGCGTACTGCTTGATGGCGTTCCGCTCGTCGTCGTCCAGGTGGATGATGCCGTCCGGCATCGTGACGAGCTTCATGAACGCGTTGCGGTAGTGCTCGTTCTCGGTGACGATGACCCGCCGCGCGGTGTCGGTGTCGAGCCGTACCAGCCGGTTGACCCGGTCCTTCGCCGCGTCGGACAGGTGCCCCGACGCGTCGCGGCTGTCGAGGATCCGCAGCGCCCGGTCGCGCGCCTCGGCGTGGGTGAGACGACGGATGTCGCCCTCGCCCAGGCCCTCACGCAGGGACACGTAGACCCGCTTCACGGCCTCCGGCCGGCGACGGAAAATCTCCGAGACGCGGCGGTGCTCCTCGAGCATCTCCATCGCGCGCTCGCGAATCTCCAGGCCCAGGTCGAACGCGGCCTGCTCGTCCTCGGTGAGGGAGCGGAGCTCGCCGTCCTCGGTCTGGTGCAGTGACTTGAGGTGCGCGTCCAGCACCTCGATCATGTCGCGGAGCTCGTCGGGCGTGCGGCCCGTCAAGTCCTCGAGAGTGGCGGGGATCGCCACCCCGGTGTCTTCAGTGGTCACAGGATGACTCCTTTTGCTCGCAGCAGCAGTTCCCGTTGCTGCAGGTGGTTGGGGATTGGTGGCGCGTCCGCGCCGGAGTCACCGCCACCCGCGCTCCGCGCGCTAGGTCGCCCGGTGAGGTCTGTAGCGAGCGCTTCAAGCTCGCGTAGTTCGTCGGGACGCTGCTCGATCAGCGCCCGCACAGTTACCGCGGTGTCGCGGTAGGCGGGGAAAACCACCGGGCCGGCCTCGGGAACGTCGGCGTCGAAGACGTGACGCAGGTCAAGGTCGCCGTGACGACGCTCCCACTTGTCATTCTTGGCCAGGAACCGGAAGGACATGCCCTTGATGGCGCCGGCGGCGATCGCCTGTCGGATCGGCTCGACCACGGGGTTATCAAAGAGCGGGCCCTCGACCTCGTAGCCGGTGCGGGTCTCCTCCCAGTGCTCGAAGATCCCGATCGGCACCGTCCCTGTGCGGGGGTCCTTGCCGTGGTCGAACTGCATCACCGGCATGCCCAGTTCGCGCAAGGAACGCGCGGCGAAGCCCGGGTGGACCTCCTCCTCGAAGTCGCCGTTGCGGTCGGGGATCCGGGTCCGCTTGTTGAAGACCGCCACGGTCCCGACCAGTCGCCGGCCGTCACGGGACGCGGCACGGATCTCGAAGTCGTAGGTGCGGTCGGATACCCCGACGTCGCGCCGAAACTCCGGCTCCTCCGTGTCGCCCAGGCGCTCGGACGGGATGAACGCGGGTGCGCCGATGCGCTCCTCGTACTCGTCCAGGAACTCTGAGCGCAGCGCCGAGTAGGAGCCCGTCTTGGACTTGTCGATACACGGCGACAGGTCGTGCGCGGCCAGCATCTTGTTGATGAGCGTCCGGCTCGCCTTGCCGGTGGGCCGCTTGATGCCGAGCTTGCGCTGGATCTCTTTGACCGCGTTCTCGGTGGCAGCGTCGTAGGTGCCGTTGGCGTTGACCTTCACGCCGAGTGCGGACAGCAGCCGCTGCAGTTCGCGGACGTCATTGCCCGAGTCGCCGCGGGAAAGGCCTGACTTGGAGCCCATGCTCTGGGTGCTGGACTTGGCCTTGCCGGTGGTCTGCTTGCCCTTCTTCGCCCGGTCCCGCTCTACCGCGTCGCGCAGCTTGCTCAGGAAGCTGCCGGTGGCGACACCGGTCTGCGGCAGTCCCAGACGCTTCTGGGCGGCCCGGATCGCGGCCTCGGTCCGTGCCCCGAGGACCCCGTCGATGCCGTCCTTGTTGGGGCCGAACTTGCCAAGGTCGAAGCCGAGTTCCTTGAGCAACCGCTGCAGTTGCTTGACCTTCTCGCCACGCGCGCCGCGGCGCAGGCCCGCGCTTGTCTTCGTGCTGCCGCTGCTGGCGATCTTCTTCTTCGTCGCGGCGGCTGACTTCTTGGCGGCCTTCGTCGCGGCGGCGGTGGCATCGGACGCGCCCTTGAGTGCGAACTGGCCGCCCTTGCTGCTGCCCTTGCCGTAGTGGTGGCGGCCGGTGTCGTCGACGGTGACGGCGCGCTTCTCGTCGTCGGAGACCTCGATGCCGAACTTCTTCGCGGCAGCCAGCACCTTGGCCCTCGCCTTCGCGCCGAACGGAGACTGGGACAGCCGCGCGAGCGCGTTGCGGACGTGGGCGGCGTCGTGGATGGGGAAGTGCCTCAGCGACCGGGGGACGGTCTTGCCCTCGTCGTCCTTCTCGCCGCCGGGCTCGATGTATGCGAAGGCGGAGTCGGGAAGGTCGTTGATCTCACGCGTGCTCAGGGCAGCCACGTCACCCCTCCCCGGGCATGCGAAGGGGCACCGCGCTGTGCGATGCCCCTTCGGTTGAGTGTTGAGTTGGTTAGCCGGGCCCGACCGGGTTCTGGCCCTTACGTTCGCCAGGCCAAATCCCGAAAACCTCTTTGAACCACTGGCTAGCGATGCGCTTCGCCCTCGCCGAGCCGACGTGCTTGCGCAGGTGCCGGAACAACGCTGTCCACGGATGGGGCTTGGTGGCCCACTTCGCCAGGCCCTCGCCCCTGGTCCAGTAGTGCTTGAGTTGGTTTCCGACCGCCCG